CTACAGAATCATCTATAACTTGCATTCCTTCTATCACTCTATTTCCAAGAGAATAGTCTGGCTTTCTGTTTAAGGCTTCGCCCGCTAGTCTGTAGTCTATCATAAGTTACCCCCTGGAGCTTGCTGGGTTTTCTGCCCTCCCATACCGCCCAACATTTGAGAACCCGCACCAAGTAACGCACCTGTAAAAACTGGATCTGTAAAAGTGCTAATATTTTTAGCCGTAAGACCATGACCTATAGCAGCATTAGAAGGTACGTTACCAACTTGTAAAGCGGTGTCAGCTTGTCTAGCGCCTAAAGCATCTCTAGCACTCGCTAAATTTTGAGTAGCATTGTAGCCTGTATTAGTTATGTTTAAAAGCTGGTTAGCTTGGTCTTGTAATTGCTGTCTTCGCATATTAGCGTTATTTAAATACTGGTTATAAGCGAAGCTCTTATCCTGATTCATTCGGTCAAAGGCTTGTCCGTAGTTCATGTTAGCTATTTGCTGTCCTCTATCCTGTAAAGCTTTTAAGGTAGCACCAGAACCAAGAGAACCACCCGCAGCAGCACTTGACTCTATAGGACGCATTGCTTGTTCCATTTGAAACCGCATAGAAGGGTCTAAAAAATCCCCTATTGTTTGGGAATACTCAAACTCACCAGGAGCATAAGAAAAGTCTCTGTCTTGATATTGATCGAAAGCTTGTCGCCCTCCCTGTATATAAGGGTTGTTAAGGCTAGATATATCCGTATAAGCGGCGCCATATATATCGTTAGCTTTTGCTGCCGCCGCTTCTTGCTTTCTTGCTATCTCTCTAGCTTCTCTTGCTCTTGAATTATTACTAAAGAAACCACCAAGAGCAGACAAACCCGCTGTGCCTGCTAGTATACCTAAGGTAACTGGATCTGCCATTATAAACCGCCTATATTTTTATCTGTTTTTAAAATCAAAGTTCCCGATATATTGAAACTTTCTGTAATATGTAATTTTGGTAAAAAGATTTTGTCACCACTAACAAGAGCACCAGCTATCAAAGCCCTAGAGGATTTGTCATAAACATTCAAAAAAGTTTCCTCAAATTGTGCGTTCTTTTTATTAACATTTTGTGTACTAAAACTAGCTATTTCTATACTAAAATAGAACCCATCACCAGGGCTAAAATCCCTACCATTTTCAAAAGACATAGATAGCTCTATAGTTGAACCTTTTTTAGATAAAACTGTCCTATCTGCCATGTCTACAGTAGTAGTAGATGGAGGAATAGGCTTTATTTCTAGCTTATATTCGCTACTTTCCCACTCACCTTTTAAGCCTGTACCAAGACTAGAAAAGAATTGAATCCAGACCTGACTAAGTAAGCCTGTGCTATTTAACATTATTTCTTTTATAGGAGCTGGATTTAGATTCATGGGTTAGCCATCGTTTCAGAAATTACTCTAGCACCTATTAAAATCACCTTAATCGGGTCTGTAATCCTAACTCTATAAACTCTTTCCCTAGCTCTACCAAGGAAGCGCCAAGAGCTTCGGGATTTATAGGAACCTATACGGCCTATGTTTGTCCATCTCTCACTAGACCAAGTGTGACCGCCGTCGTCTGAGTGCTGTAACATTGCCTGGGGTTCTGAGCCTTGGCCATTCTGTAAGCCTACTCCGTTTTCCATATCTAGCAAGAATCTTCTATGTATTACTTCTCTAAGGTCATCCCAATAAATAGGGCTTTGGTGCTGTCTTACTATGGGTCTCCCATCCCATTCGTCGTATTTATTAAGATTTAACCTTAATACCTTAGAAGTTTTAGAGTCACCTACTACCGTCTTCCCATAAGCATAAGCCGCAAAGATAGGCTCGTATCTATTAACAATGTTTAACAAAGGGTCTCTAGTTCCTCTCTCGTGCCACATATCCGTCAACACATCGTAAACAAATGTACGATTTACAGCAATAAAAGTTAATACATAGAATATATGCCCATTAGATTGGTATGAAAATCCTATAGCGTCGTCTGTTCTATCTCCAGAGTCATTTAAAAGGCTTTCTATAGAGTGGTTAGATATTCGCCTATGATTGTAGCCATTCGACATAAATATTTGATTTGTTCCAGCACTAGAAGAGCCAAGCCAAAAAACATTGTCACTAAAAGAGATAACGCTATTTTTTGCACCACATCCCACATTAGTAGCTGATCCATCTACAAAAGAATAAGGCAAATCTGGGTTTGAAGATATACCCCAAACCTCGTAAGATCTCTCACCAAAAAACCAAATTTGATTTTGTCTAGCTACAAAAGAGATAATGTCATCCGCGCTCTGCTCCGCTGTAGCAAAGTTTAACTCTGGCCATACAGTAGCATCGTTTAAAGCAGACCAATAAAATCTGTTTTTTGTAGAATTAGTAGTACCAACCTCTAAGCCGTTGTTTATAACTACAAACCTTTGATTTAAGTATAACACCTTAGTAGGGTTGGTAAATGGTAGCGTAGGGGTTGTAATTACATTAGTATCTAAATCAAAAGAGTATAGATTTTGACCATCACAAAGTACTAAATACCTTCCATTGTCCACCATTGAAACAACACTAGACAAAGTGCCAAGGGCCGTACTTCTTACAGTCTCTACACCATTAGAATCTATCTCAACTAGATTAGGGCCATAGACTGCAAAGAGTCTGCTAGTAGCTGTATAGTATAGACCTCTACAATTTACATTGCTTGGAAGTGAGTCTAAGTTACTAAAAACCTCGGTTCCTTCTGTTCCTATTAAAATAATATTTACTCTGGCCGCACCTTTTGAGTCTTGGCCTACCATCTCAGGGTATAAATTCAAGGTTTGAGAGGCCGATACATTAGAAGATCTATGCTGATAAGTCTCTGTAATAAAGGGAACCATTGGCATACTAGTACGAATCCTTATAGCCGTCTGCGATAATATCCCAGGTCAAACCGCCACCCATAGGTAAATTACCATAACCCATAGTGATAGGCTCGACGTTCATTTTTCTAATAGCTTCTAAGTATTTCATAGCCCTAGTTTTTACAAGTACGTTATTACTGCCTTGCATATCACAAAGAACCTCAGCAAGGCCCCAGGTCAAATAGGAAGCATAACCAGATGGTAGATCTAAATTTTCACTCAAAGTATAGTCTTTAAGCTTTACGCTATACTGTAGCGTATATTCGTAGTTACTGTTAGGAGTTGGAAAAACCTCTATCCTAGAACTAGGGAAGTCTGGGTAATAAGTATAATCCTGTGGTAAGGTAGATAGATTTTCTGTCTTGTATGAGTTTTGATAGTCTACCATTCCAACCCTATTCAAAGGTCTAAAGGTATTGCCGCCAATGATAAAACCAAAATTGTTTATAGTGTCGGGTCTGCGTATCTGTATGTCATCGCTAGGGTCTAAGCCTATTGTATAATCTTTTTGACCTATGACAAAATTACCCTTATGTAGTTTCTTAGTATAAGGCCAGAGAGAGTCTAAATCTAGGGAATCTATAAGCTGGTTAAATTGACTGAGTCCTATAGTAATTTCATTAGCTTCGGGGACCTCTATTAAATCAATTAAACCCGATATTCTATAAGCTTCTATTATCAAATCTCTAGCAGTAGTAAGAGCCATTTTTTAAGCCTTTGTTTTTTTCTTAGCTTTTGGTTTCTTTAGTAAGTCTTTCCAGTCTAGGAAAACTTCACTTTTAATCTTTTTAAGTTCTTCAATGTTAGCAACTGAAATGCTTTTAAGTTTAGCAATGTTTTTGCCATCCCAGTTTTGAGTTTTGGGATAAACCATCATAGGAAATCTATTAGCTTCTTTGTACTGTTCTTTTTGGTATTCTATAGTGTTCATTTTATCCCTTTTAAAAAGGAGAGAGAAAATCCCCTCTCCTATATTATTAATCATCTAAGTTACTGGAACCCAGATTTTAGACGCGTATTCTGGACGTAGAACCGCAGAAGTAGTGAAAACATCCATACGGGTGATGTCGTCATCTCCTAAGATGTTCCAGCCTTTGTTAATACGCATAGAAATACCTTCCATTACAGAACGCGCGCCCTTAGCTCCACCCTGGGGAAGTTCTAAGTCAGCAGAAGCAATGGTAAAAGCATTTTTATTATACGCTAAGCTTTGTCTATAAGTAGTGTCAGCTGCACCAGCAATAGTAAAAGCAGCACCATTCTGAGGTAGCGCGTCTACATTTTTACGTCCGTCTGTAGCAGAAGCAAAAAGCGGGTTTACTGTAACAGTAGCAGCACCGCCAGAAGTAGCTGTAACAGTTTCTAAAACAGACATTTGACGCAAGCGGCCAACATTGTTTTTAGTTTCTACTTGTACACCATTTACAGCAGCAACCGTAATAACAGTACCAGCAGGGATTACCTGTGCATTACTCAAACCAGCAAGTACAAGAGTGTTTCCACCCTCTACAGTAGTAGCTGAAAGAGTACCCGATACAGTACCGCCGTTGGTAATAGTGTCAATCCTGTTGGAACGCATCCAAGTATTACCATTGGCACGACCTACAAAAGCATCCTTGTACTGTTCAGCGATAGAATCAGCAGCATTAAAAAGGTTAGAATTTGCGTTAATGTAGTCTACTTCATCAGTGGGGTTAACCATGAAAAAGCGCTCACTAGTTGGACAAGTTTGCTCAGTCATGAAAGAGTTAGCACGTAAAACATCCAAAGAGGTTAGGTTAGAGGTAGCAACTACTAAGTTATCAACACCTTTAATACAGTTATTGATCTCTTTTTGCTCCATTTTAGATGCGATAATCTTAGAAGCTGGATCTAATACGCGGTCAGCGAACATATCCAAATCTAAAGACATCTCAGCAGAGCCAAACTGAAAAGTAGTG